AATGCTTCAATAAATGGGTGTACATCTCGTTCCTTTTTTCCCTTATATTTTATCCACATATCTTTATCTGCAAATTCTGGATTTCTTAACATTAAATTTTTTATATGAATTGGGTCCGCCCCTTTTAATAATTCTATAATTCTTTCATCAGAAGGCGGCGACCCCCATTGATTCATAAATGCAATTTCCCTATCTAATTCACTTAGATTTGATGGATACTGTAATTCCTCCCCTACATCAGTGTCCCAAGCTCTTGGATATCTAGATTTATCATATTCCATTACAACATCTTCCCTATTGCGGCCTCTTGTTTCTGTATAATATGTAGGCCTTGCAATTTCTTGTTCTGCTAATTCTTCTAAAACTTGTCTCGCTGATCTTGTATCTTGATCAGCTGGATTAGTAGATCTATATGCGGCAGTTCCCAATTCTTTAATACCATACATAATAATGGTTAAAAATGCCAATTGTGCTAATGTCTTTGCAACCGTAATAGTTTCATCAGATGTGAGAATATCATATACATGCTTAGTAATTGGTTTAATTCTTTTTTGATAAAAAGATTCTGGTATGTCTGCACTTTGAGAACTTTTGGGTGATGATTTTGGTTTTTTAGGTAGGGGTCTTACCCCTTTACCCCCGCGACCACTATGCGATGCGATTAATTTGCCCCCTCTATAATTTGTATAATGGCTAATATATGCCTGTATACTGTTTAAAGATACACGACCATTTATGCAATCTTCAAATATTTTTGTAAAATTCATAATATTATCTAATGCTGAGTCAGTCAATGTCTGACTATTGGCAAATATTAAAGCAGTGCCCAGTGCAAACACAACAGAAATAAATAACATTATTACTTCTTTAGATAGGGGTTGCACCCCTTTAACCCCGCGACCGCTATGCAATGCGATATTATAAATATATTTTATGGCATCTTCAATTCTATTATTAATTGATGCGATTTTAGGATTTTTAAGAACATCGGGGATTTCTATTTTTCCGATGGGTTTGGTGCCCTTTTTTGTCTTTTTTAAACCTAATCCATATGTACCAGAAAAATGACCTATATCACTAACATCACCACTTATATCAGAAAATTCATCTAATATATCATTCATTATATTTTTATTTTTTACTTCTGATGTCCAATTTTTAGTTCGGCCTTCAATATCATAACTTGCTTTTTTTGGTGGTATATATGTTGGATCAGTTCTCTCGACATCATAATTTAAATTTCTATCATTTTCTGCAGATGATACTGAATAAGCCCCAACCGCTCCAGCTAATCCAGCAAGTAATAAAGCTTTAAATGCATCTTTGCCTAGTTTTTTTGCCTCAGATGATAGTTTAAATGATTTTATATCATCCATAAGGCCCATTCCAATACACCCTACAGGTTTATCAGATTCTGCCGTTAAATTACATATTAATTCACTCTCATCGATATTTTGTGGCTCTTGAAACATGACCTCCTCCCATATTTCTGGATTTGGATCTGCTGCAATAAAATTATTAAGTATTCCTTGCTCAGATTCTGATAAATTTGATATATCCGCCCCAGATGATCTTATAATATCCTCAACATCTATTGGGGCGACTCCAAAATCGTCATCCCTACGACCTTCCACAACTATACCTCTACGGCCTTCTACAACTATACCTCTACGGGGTGGCTCTGTCTGTGTCTCGACTGCTGGTCGAGATGGAGCCGTGGCATCATACACCGTTTTATATAACCACATACTAATTAATACTTTTAAAAAATCTTTGCTAAATGTTACAACCTCATCACTGGTAATAATATCATAAAATTCTTTAGCGATTGGTGATTCTGTTATTTGATAATATAGTCCATCTTTTTTTGTTCCCTGTTTAGGCATTTTTGCCTTTGAACCTCTCGGGACTTTAATGGTCTTTATTTTTGGTACTTTTGACGACATTGTATTTGACAAAAAAAATACTATTATTATATTAATAGAATCAAATTAAAGATTGTTAATATAAATTATGATCTTTAACATATTTACTTGCGGCACCTAGTGATAATCCTTTCTTCTTCAATGGTGACATCGTATTAAACATTTATATATGATATATATATATAAGTGGTGATGTCGTCAGAAATAAAAATGAATAAAGGTAAAATATATAAATTAGTCTGTAATCAAACAAATAAAATATATTATGGGTCTACAACTCAAACATTGATGAAACGAAGAGATACACATCGGCAGCATTATAAAAGACATTTAAAGGGTGGGTGTAATTATATTACTGCATTTGAAATTCTTAAAAATGACGATTTTAAAATGGAATTAGTTGAAGATGTTCTCTTTACAGAAAAAAAAGAATTAACTGCACGAGAACGGTATTATATACAAAATAATGATTGTATTAATAAATATATACCATCAAGAACACATAAAGAATATTATTTAGATCATAAAGAACATTTAAATGAAAAAGGTAAAGAACATTATCAAAATAATAAAGACCAATATCGTAAAAATAGAAAACAATGGGAAATTAATAATCCAGAAAAAACTAAAAAAATGAAAAAAAGATATAAAGATAAAATTGGTATTTATACTTGTTTATTATGTGGTAGAACTTGTAAAGATGCAACATATGATATTAAAAGGCATAATTCGACAAAAATACATTTGGCCTCAATATAAGCCCAGCTCTTTTACTTTTTTTGATGCTTCACCTAATGAACATTTATGTTTTCGCATGTAGGCACTTACGACAGCACCCCTGACAGTTTCACCTCTTTTTGTTCCAATAATTTTTTTAATTTTTCCACCTCGTGGCATTAATGGTTCATCATCACCATCATCTCGTGTAGTTGTTAATTTTCTATTAACAGGTCGCCCTTTTAGTGCTGACCTCATTTCCTCCTCTGATGGATTATAATTTCTCCTGCCCCTTGCCATATTATCAATGGCAGCACTGGCTGCGGCCGATACTGGTGCACCATATGGCCCTAATCTTGATGCGATAAGTGCAGCAACTGCAACTTTTAAAGCATCAACACCTAATTGTTTTGCTTCTTTTGATGTAATCATTTTATATACATCATTACTTACTTTTGACATTTGTGCTTTAGTTGGCATTTTACCCTTTACATATTTTTTTGCCTTTTGATATGTTTCTTTTACATCATCAACGAGACCAGCCCCATCATCATAATCATCCTCATCATCACTAGAGCTATACCCATTAAGGACTCCAGCTCCTTCACAATCAGATTCTGAGTCAGAACATTCACCAGTTAGTGGTAGTGGTGCTTTTAACATGGCACCTCCCCGAGGTACAGGCCTAGTAACTACACCAGAAAATAGGGGGTCGGTGGTTGCCGTTGAACCATTAGGGGGTTGATAACCTAATGGGTGTTTTTGGAATGCTGGACTCCCCCCACCTCTATCATCATTCTTAAAAATTGGACGACTTACAGCAGAATCATATTTATTCGTTCTCCCATCCCCCTTTCTTGTTGCCTTGAATACACTCATTTGCATATGTGGTCGCGATTGAATAAAGTCGTCTTTTATTGAATTAATTTCATTAATCAATTGTTGATTTGATAACACCGATCGCATTTTTTCTTACTTTATATGTGAAACTTTGCTTATATATCAATATGAATAAACAAAAAAAAATATTTAATATTTGTAATTAAACATTATCATTTGGGGCAATATTTGCAATATAATTTAAATGCTTTTTTGTTTTGATATGTGCGATTTTTTCACCCTTTCTAATATGTGATCCACATTCACATGTATATTTATCATTTTGTTTTCTTTCTTTACTGTGGTTTGGATTTAATGCAATTGCTTTCTGATATTGATCTTTCTTCTTTTCTAAATAATCTGGATGCAATTCTAATTCTCTTTGATATCGCTTTTTACAACAATCTGGATCTCTCGCTTTTCTTGCATTATAATATATTTTGCCCTCATTTTTAATTTCTTCTTCAGATCTAACTGGCTTACATTTGTTACAATTATCGATTGTATCGAACCAATATCTTTCTCTGGATCTTAATTCATCTTTTGTCGCACATGGATAATTTTCAATCAATACAATTTCACAATTTTCAATTCCATATTTATCAAATAATATAAATGCTGATACTGAATTTTTTTTACCATCTTTGTGCTTTTTATAATCCTGTCTGTGATAGGTAAATCGCTCGGATAAATAATTTTTTGTAGTTGACCCAATATAAGGCCTATATTCCTCATCGGTATTATTAACTACAATCTTATAAATTTTGCCTTTGCTATAATCTGTCATTTTTTGTCGTTTATATATTAACATATTTATTTATCTAATATAGATAAATTTAATAAAAAAATAAAATATTATATTAAATTATATTGTTAATGGTTGTTTACTTCTTGCTTTTCTTACCAAGTAATTTTTTTAACCCGCTTACGTTCATCATATCCGATTCACTTGATGCACTTTTTGATTTATGATTTTTTGACCGACCCATCATTCTGGCCATTTTAGAAATGCCAGATGATCCGCGGTGAAGTTTACCGCCTACAGATCTTTTATAAAGTTCTTCATCAATAACACTATGATGCTCGTCTTCTTGTTTAGTATTTAATACAATTTGTCTATCAAGGACGGCCGTGAAGATGCTACTGGATCCTGATTCGGTGACAAAATAGCCACTATTGACACACATTATAACTCCTTGTGGTTGAATTGAGAATGGGAATTGATTAGTAAATGATGAAATCGTAATTTGCAAGTTAAATTGTCCAATGCTGGAGTTGGACAAAAGTGGATTCAAGCATAGGTATTTAGCAGGGTTGATTACTATCATGGAACCCATTGTAGGAACCGTAACGGATGCTCCGCTTTGAATGGCATTTGCTTGTCCATTAAATGAATAGAATGATT